GTAAAAAAATTATCAACAAAATGTATACATGAGGGTGCGTCTCATCAAAAGTCCCATCGCCGATAAAAAGTTTCGCGCAGTCTTCGTGGACTCTGGTAAGTACGTGGACTTTGGTGGAAGAGGGTACTCGGATTACACCATCCATAAGGACAGGCAACGCATGGAACGCTATCTCGTGCGCCATCGACGTCGAGAGACGTGGACGCGTGCGGGAATGTACACCGCGGGGTTCTGGTCGCGATGGCTCCTCTGGTCCGAACCATCGTTGGATGCCGCGAAACGATTAATGGCTCGTAAATTTGGTATAAAAATAGCATCACATATATAAGTAAATGACAAATTGGAGACCCGCAACTCTGGAGGAACTCCAAAACATCGTGAGAGACATCGTTCTCCCTGAACTCGTCCAGTTGAGGGAGGAAGTCCATTATTTACGTAAACACACGTGGCCCTACGTGCAAGCGATGAAGGAGAGTGGGGCGCCACTCAGCGACATGGAGGCGAAGAGGGAATTCTTTAGCAACCTGTACGATGAGGATGTTAAACAACTCTTAGCTCTCAAGGCAAAAAGTGGGAGAACAGCGGGTCTCTCAGCTCTAGAATACGACTGCATTAGAAAAAATCATCCGTACGGTACATCTTAACCCTGAACGTTCCATCCTTCCCGAGGACGGCGACGTTCTCCTCGCCGTAGAATTCAGGACACCCGATGTCTTCGGTGCACTCTCGGTCGTTGTGCGTCACCGGAACGGGGTACATTTGTTCACCAGAGGTGGTGGTGTAATAGTTGTAGCGGTCTCTGTACCCACGAGCCTCCTTTCCATAGAGGGGGAGGGTTTCGTTGTTTTCGTTGACGAGCAGACCCATTTGTTGCATGTGTCCTGGTTTATACTTTTTAATGGGTGGTCCCCTGTACTCAGGGGCGCGCGCGGGTGGTTCGACGTAGACGGGAACCGCCACAGGAACCTCCACCTGGGTCTCCACGGGCACGGCCACCTCCCTCGGGTTGTACCACACGTACGCGAGAGCCAAAACAAGGATGATGATGGTCGCATACATGAGCCGGTTTTTGTTTTTATTCTTCATGTATACTATATGGTGGAGAAAAGAAGCCTCGCACAAATCGTGGCAAACGTGCAGCCTGCGAAGCGTGCAAAGCGTGAAGCAGCAGATGAATACAGACAAATGGAACGAGAAGCGAAACGTAAACGCGTGTTGAATCTGGAAAACGTGGAGAAACGTCGACGCAATGAGCTTCGTCGAGCGGGTGTCGTGAATGAATACGGTGGCATGCGCGCAGCACAAGTCGCTCAAAAGGCGTATGAACGCGTGTTGGACAAGGTCATGCGTCAATCCACGTACACCGCGACCGATTTCAAATACTTGGGCATCATCACAAAGGCGTATCGTGATAGTCGGTGGTCTGAACTTTTACGCGCCGTGCGTGCCTGGCAATCGTACATGAAAGGTCGCGTGTGTCGCATGAAAAAGGCGGACATGCAGAGCGTCGCAAGAGGACTGAACGTCGACGTGACCAACAAGAACACACGAAAGACCATCTGTGACAAGATTAAAAATAAATTGTGAGCTTAATGTAACAAATGTTTGCTGGATACTTCAATGAACGCAGGACGAAACCAAAGGAACCAAAGGTGGCGGCGCCACGCACACCACAAGTGAACAGGTTCAACGTCATGGTGCAGGACCTAATCAGTGCCAACACGCTGTACAATTATCAACAAAAGTTGGCCAAGTACAAAAACAAACGAGAACCCAACTACATTCGAGCCGTGAGGGAGTCGCGTCCGGCGATTTTCATGCGCGTTTTGCGTGCGTACAACAACGTGCCAAACTCGAAGCTCACGGAAGGTGTGAAAATTCTTGAAAACGTCAACCAGGACAGCTCGCCTCGAGAATTGTTTGAAGCATTGAAGAAGATGCGTGCGTTGAATACGGGACCTGGTCAGGGGTTGTCCATACTTCAAAACAGCGAAGCGGTGCCGAAATTAACGTTCACCCAGAAAGCCATGGTCAAGGACCTCGTGCGTACGCGAAACTACGACCCGGTTCTGTACAAAAAGAAGATGTCGTTGTATCAAAATCAAAAGAATTACGCGAAGGCTTTAATCGAGGCGAAGGGTATTCTCGCGAATCGCGTTCGTGAGAAATACGAAACTCTGCCGAATGCATACAAGAAAATGGTTCGAAATTCCATAGACATTAACGCAGGTCGCAATAAAAATTCAAACATCAACACCATCTTGAAGGCGCTCCGCTACGTCTACCAATTACCCTTGGAGTGGCGATTCACGTAAATCTAAATCTATCAAAGACGTGTACAGACTTTCTAAAATTAAAGTACACAATCATACACACCGCATCACCAATATCGTGTTTTCTCTCGTACGGTACCTCACCACCCTTGATGTACTTTTCCGCGATACTGGTGGTTCGTTCTTTCCGTTGTTCATAGGTGAGCTCTCTGATGCCAAAGTGTGCGTGCAATGATACCGGGTTGACCAGAGTTACTTTGTCACGAAACATGTAGTGAAGGAGGACTTCGATGTTTTGAAACCCACCAGGGGGTTGTCGTTCGATGAGAATGTATTCCGCGTCATCAAACCAGCTCTGATGTTCCGCCACCATCAGCGGTACTAAGTCGACGATGTCATTGGTGTGAATGTACTTGTAATCTTCTAAGCTCACCTTTTTCATCCACGTCACTTCCACTCGCGCGTTTTCACACTCAGCCATGACCAGACCCATGTTGTGATAACCGATGTCAATGGCCAGGACCTTGTACATGTAATTAAAAAGAGGACCTCTCTTTAATCACATGATGGTTGTTCCGTACTCATCTCCGTGATGTTCGTGCCACAGGTCATACACACCTGTCGCACGAAAGACACCGAGGGTTTTAGTTATCGTCGCCAGTGTGTTGGGAATGGTGTACTCTGCACATTTCAACGTCATCCCCATGCTCATCGCCAACACCTCGGCTTCTTTATTTTCATTATTCATATTATGGATAAAGAGCGCGTCCTCAAAACACTCTGTTACTTTGGAGAGTCTTTAATACTTCTTGACACGATACTTCGCAAAAATCGTCTTTAAGTCATCTTCAACAATCTTAAACCTCTCCAAACGGTACTGCGTAAACATCCAGAGGAAAAACAACGTGCTCTTCAGGAGATTGTTCGCGGCGGTGTCGTCCATTTTATACACGGGCGATACTAAACGATGGAAGAACGTCTCGTCTTTGTTCTTACCGGTCACGTATGTCTCCAGCTGCGTCATCGCGCACGTGTCGTCGTTCACGCTCCAGTGGTAGAAGATGAACGGAATGAGTATGCTGTACATTTGAAGGAGACGTTCGTTATTCACAAAGGGAATGATGACGAGGAAAAGCAACAACAATGTGTGAAGTGCGAAAATTATGTTCATCTATTCTAAGATGGAAAAAGATAAAAAAATCCCTAAAATTTGGCACCCACAACAGGAGAGTATTCTTCGGGGGTGGGGTGAGGCGGCTGCGTGTTATCGGTGGATGCACTATCAAGCTTTTTTGAAATATAGGACTTCAAACATGCGTTATACTCTGCCAGTCATCGTCCTCTCGACAATCACTGGTACGGCCAATTTTGCTCAAGAACAATTTCCGGTGGGGTTCCAACCCTACGTCGCACCGACCATCGGTGGTCTGAACCTCATCGCCGGGCTCATCGCGACCATTGCGCAATTTTTGAAGATTTCCGAACTCATGGAGGCCCATCGGGTCGCTGCGATGCAGTTTGGGAAATTCAGTCGCGTGGTGCGTCTGGAGCTCGCGCTTCCACTGGTGGACAGGTCGCGCGATGGTTCGGACATGGTAGAACTCATGAAGGGGGAGTACGACACACTCATAGAACAGAGCCCGTCGATTCCTGGACCAATTTTACAACTCTTCGAACAGGAGTTCCCCTCGGACGACGTGCTCACGAAACCAGAAATCATTCACATCAATCCCATTCAAACGTTCAACGCCGTGTTGGAAAACTCAGTCGTCTCTAAGATGAAGGGGTTGATACCGTCCGATAAAAGTAAAGAACAACTTCTCAGTGACCTGAAAGAAATTCAAGGCACAGATACGCCACCACCCAAAAAGTTTTTCAAAAAAGTTGTGGACACCATCGCCCAAAGACAACAAGATGAAACAAAGAAAGAGTTAGAAGCATTGCGTGGGATGACGAGCGTGTCACAAAGAAATCAAAAACTCGAAGGAGAACTTAAACGTCGCGCGGAACTGATGGAAGTCGCAGTAGAATCAGTACCAGAAAACCCAGAAGCAAAAGATTAAATATAGCCACACCACACACGTACGGGAATAACTTCTTTTTTAAAGGATTCAACACTTTGTTCTCTAAGACCTCAATAGCTTGGTCTGTCAAATCTTTTTGTGTATCAGACATATGGATAAGTACGTTAAAATCATCCAACAAAAAAAGAAACCCCCTGACGATGCGAGTAATCTCCACGTGGACCGCATCGCACGATTACGACGATGTCTCGAAGAAAACAAAAACGTCTTCATCTATGGCGCGTGTGGCACCGGGAAGACGTTCATACGCGAACAATGCATGGATGAGACGAACAGCATAGAGCTCACCACCGACCTTCTTCGTTCGAAAAGTCTGTTCGCCGACCTCATCAAAGGTTCTTCGAAACATTTGTTCATCGAAGATTACGAACCAGACACAATGTTGCTGAAGAGTGTGGTTGAAGACGTGTCCGATGGTCGACGTCTCACCAATGGTTCGTTGGTCGTGCTCTCGACACACATGTGCATGTACCCAAATTTTGAATTCATCAGTGTACCGAGGCATGGACCCAATGAGTTGATGAAGGCGTTTCCCACAAACTTTAATCGCGAACACGCCGTGCGTGCGCGTGGTAATATTCGGGACTATTTTCATTACATGGAGGGATGTGACGAAAAAGATGTATTCGAGAGTCCCAAGGATGTCATTTACAACGTGCTCTGTGACCCGACGTACGCGTTAAACATCAAACGTTTGCAAGAACACGGGCACATGTGGTCTATTTTTCAAGAAAATTACCTCGACAGCAAGGATGTAAATTTTTCCAAAGTGGCGATGTCATTCTCAGATGCAGATTTGTTTGATTGTGCCATGTACAGTGGTGAATCTGATTGGAATATCATGCCTTACTTTGCGAACGTGGCCATGTCCATCCCTCGAGTGTACATGAGGGCACCCCTGAAAATGGAGAAAATACGTCCAGGGGCGTCGTGGACGAAACACGGCAACTACAAGATGCGTCAGCGCAAATTATCGGACATTCAGGTTCGAAATCAAAACATATCCATCGAAGCCCTCTGTTTATTACAGACGTACGCTGGTTTGGGATACGTTGATAAACTTTTAGAATACGACATCACCCCACAAGATTTCGACACCATGAATCATCTCTGTGTCGCAACTAAATTAAAACCAAGGGACGTCAATTCAATTAAGAAACGCCTCAAGAATGCTCTTTCGGAACAAGGATGCGGCTGAAGAAGAGGAAGAAGTCGAAGATTACGAAGTCACCAAAGTTGTCGGCAATGAAATATTCTACTATGGCGACATCACCCCTGAAAACATTTTAGACTTTACCGAAAAGTTTCGAAAGTTGGAATCGGCCCTGTTGAAGATGTGTGCGGACATCGTAGGCTACACTCCGACGATTCGCATCAACATCATGAGCGATGGTGGTGACCTCTTTTCAGGTTTCACCGCGATGAACCTCATTCAAAAGGCACGCGTGCACGTCGTCACGTCAGCCCAAGGTGCGTGTTGTTCCGCGGCCACCTTCATGCTCTTGGGTGGGAAGGAACGTCGCATCGGGAAGAACGCACACATCCTCATTCACCAACTGAGCACGGGCTCGTTTTGGGGAAAGTTTGAAGAGATGAAGGATGAGATGCGCACGGCGTCGAAGTTCATGGACATGATTAAGAATACGTACATGAGCCACACGAAAATTCCCGAGAAAAAGTTGAAAAAACTCCTGAAGCGTGACATCTACCTCGTCCCTGAGGAGTGCATTAAGTATGCCATTGTCGACGGCTACGACTGATATCCACGTAGCGTTTGTAAAGTAACAGAACAGCGATGAT